GGCGGAGAAAATGGAGTGGCGGCGCAACGCGTGCATCCGAATGATTTCCTACGGCGTGCCCGCCCAGGATATTGCGAAGGACCTGCACATGAATTTGCGGACCGTGGCGGCCGTGGCCGTCAACAACGGCAAGATGCTCGCCGGCTTCACCGACCAGTTTGCCAAAGAGTTGCTCGCCAGTGCGGCCGGGGATATTGCACTCGCCGACACGAAAAAGCATGAGGCGAGCTACAAGGATTTGCACATCGGCGCGGGGATCAAAATGCAGAACGCCAGCGCCCTCAAAGTGATGGCGGAGATCAGCGCGCCCGCCGTGGACATCGAGGCCGACAACGGGAAGCTCGCCGGCCTGCGCGAGAAAATCAAACTGCTCAAACCAACCGAACAGCCAACCCCCCAAACTGTATGATTGATTACTCAAAAATTCGACCCGGCGACATTCTGACGGTCAATAAAGTCCGCCACATTCCTCCGACCTACCACGCCGCACCCGGCGACCAAATCACGGTGGTGGACGTGGGTGCCGCTTACATCAAAGGTCAGAATCAACGGGGTGAAATCAGCGAGTTTGCCGGCCCGGATGGCGCGCGCCAGTTGACCGCCACGGGTAAAAATGTCCCCTACGGGAACCGAAACGCCTGTGAAAGCGCGCCCGGCACGGACACAACAAACCGCGTGTCCTTTCTCACCCTGGGAGACTTGACCCAGTGGTTTGATGAGCGGCATTGCCCATTTGCCCCCGAAGAGCGAAAGACCTGGCTCCAGAAACCTGACAATGAACAATGGTATTTCGTGCGCCTGGGTTTTATGAACGAGGTGCTCGTGGCGGCCCAGGAGCGGCATCTATCAGTCGTCGCCGAGGTGTTGCAACGGTGCGCGAGTGAGGCCGACAAATTGCTAAAACAAATCGAAGACCGTGATGAAGAAATTAAAGCTCACCAGGACATTTGTGCTCAATACGAAAACCGAATTGATTTAAAGAACGAGGAAATTGCCGGCCTAGCGGCCAGACTGAAACGGCGCGCCAAGTCACGCCGCCTGGCTAAATGACCACCCCGCTCGAATATGAAAACCGGGAGTGAACTCATCGCCGCCGAGCGCAAGCGGCAAATCAAAGCCGAAGGCTGGACCCCGGAGCAAGATGACACGCACCGCGCCAAACAAATGGCGCGCGCCGCCGAAAGCTACCCCTCCCTGCACACGTCACCCGACCATTACAATCAGCCGCCGGAGCCATGCCATGATTGGCCGTGGTCAAAGAAATGGTGGAAACCATCCCGGGACACCATCCGAAATCTGGTGAAAGCCGGCGCGCTGATCGCGGCGGAAATTGATCGTCTGCAACGCAAGCAGCCATGATCCCCACGCTCGAATATCCGAAAAGCAAGGAGGCGGCGCTCGTGTGGACGCCGCACCCGGTCGTGGACCTGGTGGAGGGCGGCCGTTATCGCGCGCTGGAGGACACCGAAATCAAGGCGCTGCTGGCCGCCGGCACGCCGGGGCACGAGATCGAGGAGTATTGGCGCGAGCGCGAACAGCGCATCCAGCGGTCCATTGATGATCCGTTGCGGCACGGCTTCGAGCTGCCGTTTTGGAATGACGTGCGGAAAATGCTGGCACGCAAGGATGAATTATTTGCGCTGGGGGGCAATGGTCCGGGCAAGACGGAGATCGGCGGCAAGCTGGTCTGTGAAAAATTATGCGAGGCCGGCGGCATGAAGGTTTTGTGTGTGGCCACCAACGACGCGAGCAGCAAACAACTCCAGCAGGCCGGCGTCTATAAATATCTGCCCGTGACCGCGCGCGGGGTGAATGAGCGGCTGGGACCGCGCCGCCGGGACACCGTGAAGAACATCACGTTTTCCCAAAAGAACGGTTTCACGGAAAGCACGTTCGTGCTGCCCAACCGTTCACAGTGCTGGTTCAAAACCGTGGAGCAATACCTGCGCGACTCCAACTCGTTTGAAGGACCGGAGTATGACCTGGTCTGGATTGACGAGCCGGCCCCGATTGCGCTCATCACGACGTTGAGTTTCCGCATCGCCAAACGGCGCGGGAAATTCTTTTTCACGTTCACGGCCGTCAACGGGTTTGATGCGACCTGCGCCATGGTGTTGAACGGCGCGCGGGTTTTGCAAAGCCTGCCGATGAACTGGCAGTGGTCCCTGAACGCGGACCCCAACGACGGCCTGGACCCGGGCGGCGCGCCGGAGCCACGCATCAAAATCCCGGAGCTGGCGCTGGACGAGGTGCAGGTGAAGGACCTGCCCGCCGGCCACATGCCTTACCTGATGCAACCGCTCAACCCGGCGCAAGGCGTGATTTTCCTGTGGACGCAATGGAATCGCTTTCTGCCGCGCTCGCGCGAAAACCCGGCCGTGCCGGCGGTGTTCGACAAGGTGGTGCGGAAAAGCAAGGGCACCGTGCGGATGCGCCTCTTTGGCTGGGCCGAGAAATTGAGCGGCTGCCAGTTTCCCGCGTTCAACCCGAACGTGCATGTCATCCCGCACCTGAAAATTGTGGAGATGCTTTATCCCTTGGACGGGCAGGGCGGCCGGCTCACGACCTTCATGGCCTGCGACCCGGCGACGGCGCGCTCGTATTTCATGCTGTGGCTGGGCGTGGACAAGCTGGGCCGCAAATTCATTTTCGACGAGTCGCCCCGGATGGAGGAAGGCGAGTGGGTGGGGGATGACGGCCAGCGCGGGGATGGCACGCGCTTGTATGGTGGCCGGGGCACGGATTTTTACAAGGGTTACATCCGCGTGCGCGAACATGAACACGGCGTCACCGCCACGCGCCGTTTCGGCGATCCGCGCGCCTTCGCCACGGAGGCCGCCGCCAAGGATGGCGGCCGTTCGCTCCTCGAATTATTTCGGGACTGCGCGGAGGATGAGCCGGACCCGCTGCTGGCCGCCATGTTTTTCGAGCCGGCCAAGGTGATGCGCTCGCTCCTGGCCGAGGCCGCGAGCGGGAGCCTGGACAAGATCAACGACGCCTTTGCCTACGATTCGGAAAAGGAAATCACGGTCGAGAATGAGCCGCACCTGTATGTGAGCGACCGCTGCCAGAATTTAATTCACGCGCTGCTCAACTGGGACCCGGCGCAAGGGGACAAGTCGCCCTGGAAGGACCCGGTGGACGTGCTGCGGTATCTCTTCGGCGAGCCGCTGACGTATGTGGACCCCACCGTGCCGGAAATTGTGACGGGCAAAGGGTGGTGATGAAACAAACTTAAAACAAACCAAACAAAATTATGAACGAACCAAACGAGACGGCAACGATCAACGGCAACCCCGGCGACCTTGACCCGATGGAACGGGCGGAGGAAACGCCCGACGTGAAGGTGTTGCAAGAGGAGCTGCAATACGCCTGGGATCAGGACTGCACCACTTACAATTCCACGGCCTACAAGGAGGATGTGCGTTATGCGCGCTGGCACGGGCAGACGGCCGACGGTTTGAAACACCGCGAGCGGATGGGGGACCGCGCCCAGCCGTATGACGGCGCGCCGGACACGCGCATCATGGTGGCGGATGATGTCATCAATTCGCTGGTGGATGTGCTCTACGCGGCGTTCTTCGGCGCGCGCGTGAAGACCGCGCCGACCACGGCGCGCACGCTCAACGTCGCGCAGGCGGCCGAGTGGCGCGCGGTGATTTCGTGGATGCTGCACGGCCCCCTGCGCGGGACGCTGATTGACGACGTGGAGCGCGCCGCCCAGTGGCAGAACACGATTGGCTGGTGTGTGCTGCACCCGAATTGGCGCAAGGAAAAGGTGATGAAAATGCAGACGCTGACCATGCAACAGATCATCCAGCTGGCGGCCCAGGCCGCGCCGCCACCGCAAGGCCAGCCGGCCGCCGGCCAGAATCCGAACCCGCCGCCCGCGCCGCCGCAAAGCAGCCTCGAGGCGCGCGCGCCGGAAATGATCATGGACCCGGCGCTGGAAGACGCGGCGGTCGAATTATTCATGACTTTTTTTCCGGGCATGAACAAGCGCGAAAGCCGCCGGGTGGTGAAGCAGTTGCGCGAGGACCAGACGGCGGATTTCCCGGTCGAGACGGACGGGCCGAATGTGCCGGAGCTGCGCGTGCTGATCCCCGGCCAGCACTTCGTCATGCCGCCGGAAAGCACGGCGCTGCCCGGCGAGGAGCGCTGGATGGCGGTGCGCGAATTTCTGTCCGAACAGGGCGTGCGCGCCCGCGCGGCCGAGGAGGATTGGAATGAGAAATTCACCGAGCGCCTTTGCAAGCAAAAGGGCATGGCCCTGAATGAAAGTGCGATTGAACACGCGGTGGACGAAAACATGAAGGACATCGAATTCTTTTACATGTATCAGAAACGCAATTCCGACAACGGGGTGCCCGGACTTTACTGCACCGTCCTCTCCATGTTTGTCAATCCGAGCGCCGGCAAGGACACCAGCGAAGCCGACTATGGCTACCATCGCCTGGCCGGCTTCGCGCACCATCAGCAGCCGTTCATCATCCTGCAAACCGAAGTCACCGGCCTGCGGCCGATGGACGCGCGCGGCGTGCCGGAAATTGTGATGACCCAGCAGAATGAAATGAAGAATTCGCGGGACCTGACTTATATTTTTCAGCAGCTCTCCGTGTGCCCGCCGCTGCAAAAGAAGGGCGCGCAAGCCAGCAAACTGCCGCCGGGCCTCACCCCCATGGGCATCGTCAACAACGTGAACGGCGGCGAGTGGAGCTGGTTTCCGCCCCCGGACGGCAACCCGGAAGTGGCGTTCAAGCTGATTGAAATGGTGCGCAAAGAAGTGGAAGACCATTTCGGGATCGCCCGGCCGGACAGCATCCCCTCGCGCGCCATGGGCCGGATGCAACGGATCGTCACGCGCTGGCTCGCCAAGTGGGGCGAGGCGCTCTGGCAGCTTTCCGTGCTCGCCTACCAGAACCTTTCGCCGGCGGAATTGCAGGAAATCCTCGGCCGCAAGCCGCTGCTCAACGCGGACCTGGTGGCGCAACAGCGTTTGATGCTCTGGTTTGAGACGCGCTCGATGGACAGCGATTGGTTGGATGACATGATCAAAAACATCATCCAGCTTTTGCAGGTGGACACGGGCGGGACCATTGACCGCTCCAAGCTCATCAACTTTCTGCTCGCCTACATGGACCCGGCGCTGGGTGAGGAAGTCACCCTGGACCAGGCCGGCGCGAAACAGGCGATGTTTAAGGAGGTGCGCGATGAGATTGACAGCATCATGGCCGGCAACAAGCCCATGCTGCGCGAGAATGATCCCACGGCCGGCATGAAATTGGAATTCGGCAAGCAGGTGGTGATGGGCAATGCGCGCTACAAAATGGCGCTGACGGCGAAACTGCCCAACGGCCAAAGCAATCCGAATTTTCAGGAGGACCGCGCGGCGGATTTGCAGACGTATCAGAAAAATCTGGAGCATAACCACCAGGAAATGGTGACGAGCAAGATGCAGGGCCGGCTCGGCACCAAGGACACCGGCACCGGGCCGGTGAGCGAGGGGGCGAAATGAAAACCAAACCTGACTCCATTTGGAACCGGCTCATCAAACGCCTGCTGCCGGCAGATTATCACGAGCGGCCGGCCCCGGACCTGGACCAAAACTCTAGCACGCTGGCGCGGCTCCAGGAGAATGACCCGGTTTATCGCGCGGTGATGGACCATGCGTTCGTCCAGTTTGCCAACGCGCTCAACGAGGTGCTGGACCCGACCCAACCGCGCGACAAACGGGTCAGCGCGGCCGACAGTGCCATCGGCCTGCGGCAGTTCATCGAAGACATTGAATATCGGCGGGCGGGTTGGAATGAGGAGCGCGTAAAACAGCTGCGCGCCGAAGCGGCGGCCCGGCGGCCAAAGGAAACGAGCCAATGAAGGAACAGCTTTTGCTCCCGATCAAACTGGGCGACGCGGACTTGATGCCGGTGGGCAAACACGCCGGCACGCGCATGGCGGACGTGCCGGTGGATTACCTCCATTACCTGTGGCGACACGGCAAGAAAGATTTACCCGGCTGCCCGGTCGCGGACTACATCCGGCGCAATCTGCCGGCGTTCAAAATAAAATACTCCGCCGGGATTTGGTGATGCCGGACATGACTACCGAGCTTGAAAATTCCGTGCTGGCCGTGCGCACGCTGCCCCCGCGCCAGCGCGAAATGCTGTGTTTCCTGGGCCAAGGTTTCCAGAAAAAGGAAATCTCGGAGCGTTTGGGGATCAGCCTCAAAACGGTGGAACATCATTGTGAACGTCTCTATCTCCACCTGGCCATTCACAATTCCCGCGAGGCGGTCCGCATCGCCTTCCACGCCCAACTGGTCTAAACCGGCAATGGGGTTTTTACCCCCGTTGCCGTTTCTTCGTTCGAGACTATAACTGTAAGCCGAACCGTTTCACGCGCACCGCAGTCGCGTAAAACCCCGGGCGGAAACTTCCGCCGGGTGCTTCTCTGCGAGTCCCCCAACGCGACGCACTGATTGCGTCCCTAAACAAAATCATGGCTGAACCAACCATAAAACCAAACGGGGTCGTGAATCCCCCGGTCGCGGCGAGTCCTGCGGCAAGAATCACTGTCCCCACTGGTCCCGTCTCGGCGGCGGCCGGCGAAGCGATCCTGACTGATGCGCTCACAAATGCCTTTTTGGAGCCAGGCACGCGGGGAGAACAACCAAAAGGCGAGGCGGGTAAACCCGCCCCGACCGGAACAGCAGCCGGCGCGGCTGCCCCGGACCCGGAAAATAAAAATTTAGCGCCGGAACACAATGCGGAACAGGAAGAGGCGGAACTGGCGGCCCGCGCCCAAGCCAATGGCGTGACGGTCGCGGAACAGTCGCAGGCGGAAACGGATGAACTGGCGCGGCTCGAAGCGCGGGCGGCCGAACTGGGTCAGACGGTGGAACAGGTGGCGGCGGGCGAAGAGGCCGAGGCCACGGCCAAGGCCGGCAAGACTTACACGCAGGAACAGGTGGAGGGTTTGATTCTCAAACGGGTGAAGAACCTGGGGGAGGAAAACGCGGAGTTGAAACGGCAACTGGCGGCCAAGCCGGTGGCGGCCGGACCCGGGGCGGGCCGGTTGGACAACGTGAACGACGTGGCCAAGCTGGCGGAAATTTCCGCCGAGGCGCGGGAAGGTCTGAAGTTCACGGGCAAGATGATCCGGCAACTCGCGTATGCGCCGCAGGCGGTCGCGGAAAAGTTTCAGGAAATGGCGGCGAACAACCCGGCGGTGGCGGCGCGGTTTCGGAACGAGGCCGGCGAGGATGATTTCAGCGTGGCGCGCATGTCGGCGGTGCTGGAGGAGTCCGAAGAAAATCTGACCGCGCAGGCGGAGGCCGTGCCGGTGCGCCAGGCGTATCTGGAAACCTACGAAAAATCGCACGCCGTGGCCTTGAAAGTTCACCCGTGGCTGGGTGACGCGGAGGATGAACGGACGATCCAGTTTCGCAACATCGAGCGGGCGCTGCCCGGCGTGAAGGCGGCGGCGAGCTGGGAATACTGGGTGGCCTGCGCGGTGGAACGGCACCTGGAGCTGACGCAGGCGGCGGCGAAGGCGGCCCCGGCCAATGGCAAAGGGAAGTTCATCCCCAAAGTGGTGTTTCCGAAATCGGCGGCGCGCGGCGGCAACCGGCCGGCGGTGAACGGCGACCAGCGCAAGGCGGCGCTGGACAACCTGCGCAAAACCGGCTCGGAGAAAGACCTGCAAGTGGCATTGGAAACGATCCTGGGACAGCGGTGAAAGTGCATTGTGCGACGGATAACGCGGTTTATGGAAAAGGCATTTTATGGCAATCACAGCAGAACCAAATTTACGGCAGGCGAGCAGCGCCTATCGGGACCTCGC